TTCTAGGCATAATAGATTAATCCTTTTAAATTTATGCTATTTATCGATAATACTAAACCGCTATGTTTCATTCTTTTTCAATTCCTCCACTTCTTTACTCAATTCTTGTATGGCTTTTATAAGTATGCTGGTGAACTCACTATATCTCATTCCATAGCGATCAGAATCACCATCGTGAATAAGTGGTGCGAAGTCAGTTGTGGATATCCCACTGTCACTTAAAACCTGCTCAACTTCCTGTGCTAAAAGACCATAATGTCTTCTATTCTTATCTTTAAACTTAAATTGCACAGGTCTGAGTTCATTTAAAAAGTTTAAGCCAAGTGCCGAATCGGAGATGCTTTCCTTGAGACGACTATCTGAAGTCTGGATTGTTCCATTAGTAGCATATACATCATCAAAGCGTACACCAGATTTACCAAGATCAAAACTGTCATCCAGTCCAGCATAAAAAGCAACTGAATCCATTCTATAAGCATCCTCATCGGCAGTACTGAAACCAATTGTATTCGCTGTAGGCTTCCATAGACCTAAACCTGCGTTGCCTGCCAACTGTATACTGACCGCATCTGTAGCACCCGCTCCTGTTACTAATAATACCGTGCCTGCGGTCATAGTTGAACTGGCGCTCATAGTTCCAGTTACGGTTAAAGCCCCTGAAGCTAAAGTTCCAGTCGTGGCGAGATTTTCGTTATCAAAACCGATATCGCCGCCAGTGGCGGTTATGGTCATATCACCTGCTGTAGTTATAGCCATATCGCCTGTTTTACCAGTTATATTACCAGCTATATAAAGATGTTTAAAATAAGCACCACTAGTACCCAAATCTACCGTATTTCCGTTTATTGGGCTTACAACACCAGAATTTATATTCAATCCCGTTCCGCCAGAAGACTGTATCCTATATCCGCCGTTGCCACTTGTCCCAGCGGTGAGATCTATATCACCTTCAGCGTCTATACAAAGAACAGCATCCCCATCATCATTAGTAGCCTCTATAATTGGACCTGTATCTCCTGGGCATTTAAATAACAAATCATTAGACAGATATAAATCATTCCATGTAACATAACGAAAAGCATCAGTTCCTTGACCCACAGCCCCACCTAAATCAAATGTCTCTCCCTCAGACGGAAGAAGATCTCCTTTAACTCTAAGCTTATCAACGGTTAGACCTGACTCTCTTCTCAGTTTATCAGATACCCTAGATGTTGCGGATGTTTGATAGCCGCCTTGGAATGAAGACAGTACTCTGCCCTTGCCATCATCAAAGAAACTAAACACATCACCCTCTTTGGCTTCTGTCTTTGGTATATAAGGAGCCCTGTTCTTGGAAGGGGTATTAAATTCCGTAACCTCTATAGACTTTTCAGGAGCCACCTTTGTCCTGCCATATCTGGCGTTCATACCTGAAGTGTCTATTTTAAGAAAAGCCATTAGGTTGCAGGCACCCTTCCATATAGTTCCCTGTACTCAATTGATATGTCATTAATATTAATCTTACTGGCATTGCTAGTTGGTCCATTAAATCTTAATGTTATACTCTGGCATTCAACAGGCGTAGTGAAAGTAAACTTGTGTATTTCCCAACTTGTTGCCTGATCTAATGTATTGTTTGCAATCGCAGTAGAGCTATCGCCATCAACGGTTACAAAGCTCGTACCTCCGTTAGTGGAATAACTCAAGAAATTGGATACTGTATTACTGTCTGAATGCTTATATGTTATATATATATCATAAATCTTTTTCTTTTTGCTTGGGTTACCGAAGTCAATGTCCTTTGTGGTAAATAAAACTCCAGTAGATGTCTGACTGTCGGACTGCCACGATCTTATTGTTACGGTATCACTATACTCTGAGGCATATATTAAATCTCCATTCCAATCATATTCAAAGTTGGAGGCAATCCCCCCTCCAGTAGACGCCTCTGATGCTGCGTAAAGCCTATTCTTGCCAAACCAGAATGATTGAGTTTCCATATCATATACGACCACATCTGGTCCATTGCCACCAAATGTAGAATCACTAACTACACTACTGCAATCTATGTTAACGATTATCTCTTTATCTTTCTGTGAGTATCCAACAATTGAATGGGCTGTAATGAGCTTCCCCCAAGCCTTAAATCCATAATCATCCGTGCCATATCCATTGAGAACTTTACCCTCTGACAGTTCTGCCACTCCTCCGCCTTCCTGATATACGAAAAGACCATTAGGATTAACCCAGATAAGCCCAAAATCGGCTTTAAATACTGCGGCGGGATGCAGGGCGCCCATACCTCTATGGGTAGCTTCTAAGTACCATCCAGCAGGGCTTGGGTTAGAAATATTTATTATAAATAAGTTATCGCCTTTAAAAGCAAACAGCCTGTCGCCTACAGCTTCAAGTTTAATATAGGGCTCCGCATCTCCCTTGACCACATCAATGAATTGACTCGCTGGGAAGATGTCAGGTTTATTTACTGGAGAATACATAATCCTATCGGCTTCCTGCGTTTGCACGCCATCGGCTCCTGTCATTTTAACATTGGCAACGAACATTCTTCGATTGGTAAAAATAGCTGACTTGTACCCATCACTCGCATTACCTATAACCAAAGCACCGTCACTGCTTCGATACCCATTTAAAGTGGCGTATGTATCAATGGGTGGATCTTGAATAACAATTACGGCATTAGCATCATTACTACTAACAGTCCAGTTAGCAAATTTATCACCAAGTTTTGACCTGATTCCATATGCGTGCTCATCTGAACTTGTTCCAGTTAAATCAACATCAACCAATAAATTCCATTCCCCCTGAGCAATCTTACTTAATCCAGAATCATAATACTTCCAGTATATTCTAGCTCCAGTGATTCTTGCGTCATAATCTGTTGCTGCAGTGGCATTGGCTGCATATACGGTCACCTTCCACGGTCTGTCGTCTTCAACATTAGCTAATGCAAGAGCGGAGCTAACTATATACGGAGCTGACTCTTGATTCCCATCATAAACAAAAGTATATGCAAAGGAGTAGTTATCCTTGGACCAAGTGCCAGTACCAGCGGTTTGCGAGTCTATCTGAAAATTTACAGATCCGTCGGTATAAGTAGCAGAACCAACTAAATTTCCAGCAGTGGGTGCTGGGAGTGTATTATTACCAGCATAAAAACCAGACCGATCCCTACCAAGCTGACTTCTTTTAACATACATATAATATTTAATTGTGCTTGAGTTTGTTAGATTCGTATCGGCTACCCTTATACCATTATTTATGGGTGTTATTATAGGCTTACAGTCTGTTTCACTACCATGAATATCCACACTAACAGTTGCCCAGGAATTGTTAGTATAGTCCCAAAGATTTAATTCTCCACTCTCGTCAACCACAGCTAGGTAATGCTCACCAGTATTGCCTCCACCCTCAGTCCAGTCCAGTTCAAAGTGTTTAAACCCATAGCCAGCAGAACTCGCAAGATCGGTAGAAGCTAAAGTATTAATAGACTTTACCGATGCAGAATTGTTCACCTGTCTGGGCGTACCACTCCCATTGCCCATAGTACGGACTGACCCAACCCGATCACCCATAATATCCTGTGCGTAACCGAGTTGGTTGTCCTGTATGTCTCGTGGGTTAAACTGTGTGTTTATCCCGCCAGAAAAATCCCTTAATACTGCAATACTCCTTGGCATTACTTAGGATTCAAT